GTCTTCTGCCGCGGGTCTTGGGGCTTGCCACGCCCGCGGCTAGGATTGTCTCCGCCTCCGCCTCGGCCACCTTTGTTGGGATCCTCCTTGTCAATATCGAGGATGGTCCCGATTGTAAGCTCACGTTCGCCGTCAATCTCCGCCAGTTCTTCTTCGAAGGTCTTGTCAGTCAATTCCTTCTTGCGGAAGTTGTTGTGGATGGTCTTCAGCGAGAGCGGAGCGCCCATTGCCTTCGCCTGCATATATTCGAGAATGTCCTGTCCAGTGAACGCATCGTCGGTGAAGTCCAAATTGGGCTCAACAACGACTTCCTTTGGATTGGCTCCAACGAACTCGGCGATTTGCTTGAGTGCGCGCTCCAGTCCTTCTGCGCCTGTGATTGCGAGGGTGCGAAGAGTTGTAGTCCGGGCAGCAACTCGGATGCGCAGGGCATCACCTGATTGCCTGGCCGTGTCACCGAAGTCCAGCAGACGTGCGCCACGCTCTGCTGCCTGTTCCTTGTCAGCCTTCAGAGCTTCACGTTGTTCCTGCAGGCCGTCAGCGGAAACGCCGATATACTTGGCATCACCACCCAATGGAACCTCAATGCGAGCACCAGAGCCCACTTTGACGTCACTATCATCATCGTCCTGAATGACGGCGCCGGTGATGACCAGGGTGTCTTGACCTTGCATGAACAGGGTCTGACGATAGTCTGCTTCCCCACGATAAATCGCCAGGGTCAGGTTCGATAGACCAATAAGCACTGGCGCCTCTGGAGCGCTCTCCAAGTCGCCGGCGTTGATGAAGGTGAACGGAATGTAGGGCAAGCCTTTGCCTGCAATCATGGGCTGAACAGCGAGGGCATCAGCCATCGACCCGTCCTTGCCTCGAACAGCCAGGGACCAGAACCGATCGGCTTTCCCGCCTTCATGTTCTGCGCCCATAAGCTCAGTGAGACTGGACCCTGGTGCCAGCAGCACGCGGTATTTGTCCTGCTCTTCCCAGGTGAAGTTGTTCCGCTCGTTCTCTGTTTCATCCAGCACAAGGAAGTCCAGTGCGGACCGATTGTCCTCGCGCTTGCCCATGTCCCAGTTAATGATGTTCGGGGCTTCATAGGTTGCAATGTAGGGAAGCGCTGTCGGGCCCTCTCCACTGCGCACGTCGACCAGCAGACCGTAGCGTGAGTGAAGAAGCTGGTGGAAGTTGATGTCCCGCAGAAGCGCCTTCAAGGAATGACCCTCGGCCGTGATCTTCTCGCGCAGGGGTTCCATCTTGGCCGGCAGCTTGATCTGAGCGGGTTTGCGGTTCATGATGTCCACCATCATGCCGATGGCGTCCTTCACAAAGTCGTGATAAACTGCACGCTTGCGATAGCTCTCATAGGCCTTATAGCCGGGCTGGTTCTCGTTCTGCATCCCGTCGGCCACCATGTTAGCGGTCGGGAAGAGATAGGTTGCTCCAGCATCCTTGACTGTGCGTTCGCCTTTGTGGGTGTCTGACATCTGCTGCCAGTCCTCGACAAACAGGTCATAGCTGGGGTGTTTTTCGTCAACGGACATCTCAGTCTCCCTCTCTGCTGAACGGACGGCCACCTTCGTCAGCTATGGTTTGGCACCAGCTACTAATCGCCAACGCAAGTCTATGACATCCATCGCCTTCACTCACGACCCGGATAGCCGCTTCAGCCAATTTACCCCCAGCCACTTTCATGGCTTTATTGTCCTTTAGGACAAATTCCAGTACTTTCTGGTCGTGGTCATCAATCGACATTCTCAGTCTCCCTTAGTAGTGACCAGTGGTGCTTCCGGACTTGACATTACGCCGCTTAAAGCGGACACGATACCTGCATTCGTCACCGATGTGGTCTTCAGCGTTAGTGTCCACATCATCCATGTCGTTTTCGTCACGGGGTAGTGCAGGCACGGTTCGTTGGAACTGTTCACAGGTCTCAAAGATGAACAGGCCCGGTTTCTCTCGCAAGCCCTCTTCAGGCGGAGTGCGCTTCTCAGGTGGGATGGCAGACTTCATCATAGACCGCATCTGCTCCCAGCCTTGCTTGCGCGAGCCTGGAGACTTGTCGGAATACTCCCATTGCACGCCTTGATAGAGCTGGCCATCAATGCGAACAGGTTGAGCCATGTCGGTGGCTTTCGACTTAGCGCTAGGATCATCCTTCTTGCGGCCCATCTCGTCGTCAAAGATGGCGTTATCTGCAGGACCTGGTTTCACCCGTGACCAGCGACGGTTGGCCTTGTTGCGCCAGCCCATCTCCAGCTCGAACTCGATGATGCCCTTGGAGATTTCCCACGCTAGCAGACGTGAGCCCTCGTTGGGTTTGCCGGTCCACCCATACCATTCAGCAATGCGGAATAGGTCTCCCCGAACAGTTGAGCGTCGGTGACCGAAGGCATCTGTATAATCGGAGCCATCGCTTTCGGCCCACCAGCCAACGGAGAACGGAGCATTCGAACCCCAGTCGAAGCTGCGATCGACGCGCCAACTTGCCGGGATTGGAAAGGGCTCAAGCACGATGTAGTCCTTGCCCATGAACCAAATGTCGTCGAACATACCACCCGCGACAATGTCCCAGGAGCCATCGAGCCAAGCAGCAAGTTCTGCAGGATTGCGCGCAGCAGTGCGGATATTGCGTTTATAGTGGGGGTCAGCATGGAGCAGGACTTTGTTCTCGTCAAGGTAGCCGTGAATGGCGACCCGTGGAGCTTCAAGCTCTCCGCTGTCGTCCCGCGCATCAGTGATGATTTGCCCAATGATACTTCCCTTCTTAACTGGGAGACGATAGCGCATCTTCACCCAGTTGTGCCCGACACCATAAGGGTTGGTCGTGGCACGGACCTTGCGGGGCATACCCACTTTGGTGGAGCGCAGGCACGAGAACATGGACTTGAAGCACTTGTCGTCGGGCCAAGTTGTAAGTTCTTCCCAAGCAATGAAGGGATATGCGTGGCCGTGGTATTTGTAATAGTCAGAGGGCTTGGCGAACTGGCGGAAGTAGAGCTTCTCGCCAGTGGGCCATTCCCAGAATGACTTGGTCTCGTTATACTTGGCACCTGGCCAAATACGGGGGATCCATTTGCGGGATTTCTCGATAACGTCCTGCAAGTCAGGGTAGCTTTTGCGGAAGATGATACCGCGCCACTCTTCGCCCCAACCTTTGCCGACGTCCTGGCAAAAGTCCATAATTAGGGCGTCTGTCTTACCAGGGCCGCGCGTGCCCTCGTAAAGGACTTCTGTGACTGGGCAACTGAGGAAAGCCTCTTGGCTCCCCGGCTGGGGTGCCCAGACCACTTTCTCCTGTCGGCCGTTTGGCTTGATGACAAAGGCGATAAGCCCTTCATCAGTCGTGCGCCATTCAATACGCTGCGAGTTCCCAGGACCGTGGTCCTGGAAAGGCTGGAACTCGGCTTGGCCTCCGCGGTGCACACTCATAGCTAATCAACCTCGTTCAAACGATGCAGAAGTTGAGACACTGCCCCGATTAACACCGGGTTGAACCCTCCTGAAAAGTTTGTATAAATTGCCTCCTCTGGCAGTTCAACGCTTATAGCCAGAGACTGTGCACGACCGTCTTCTACCATCTCGCGGGCGATGTCAAGGATGCTCAAAAGGTAGTCCTTAAATTCTTCGTTTACCCTATCATCGGGTGTCTGAAACCGGACTACTGTTGACGCGGTGAACGTGCCATTGTCTTCCTGATCATGCAAGTGGATCAATGCCGCTCTCCTCTAATTCAGCCAGTTCCTTAGCACTCAGGCCTGGGCGCATGTTGTATTCCTTGCCACGTGGCCCGGACTGCATGAGTTTGGCACCGTCGTCGGGGCGGTTCTGTTCCATATACCACTTCATAAAGGCAGCCTGCTTCTCCTCCAGCTCGGGGTCTTGCGCCATAGCCTTCTCAGCCATCTTGCGTTCCATTACCGCCCGAACAGAGGTGCTGCCCGTGCGACGCTCCAAACCAGTTTCCGGATCGACCTCGTTGGGAGGCAGCTCGTCCTTATAGACCGGAGTGCCTTCAATCGTCTTGCCGTCCTCGTTATCCCGGAACCGTGCAGCCCAATCGTCCGCGCTGAGGTTCGCTTGATCGGACTGGGGAATGGCCAGCACACCACCAGTGACGTGCGCCTCAATCTTCATGTTCTCGCGGAACTTCTCGGGACGACGCGCCTTCAGCAGGATCTCTAGCAACCGGTCACTGTAGCGGCGAATAGTAAGTGGAATAGGACGCCCCGCGGCATCCAGTTCGAGTTCACCAGTGGTCGCGTCCCGGACGAATGCTTGAATTCCCTTATGCACGACTGGCTCTTCGTAGCCCGCAACAGCACGCCGCTGTGCTTCCTGTTCCAAGTAGTCATTGCCAATCTCCAGCGCTGCATCCCAAGCCTCATGGAACTCTGCGACCAATAAAATTCCATCATCATCCATGCCGCCCATGTCGATGGAGTATCCGGGATACCCGTCCTCGCTGCGACGCTTCCAGTAATACATCAGCCATGGCGTGATACCACACCGACGGGCGGTCTCAGACACATTGGCGCAGTCAGCCATCTCTGCAACACATTGTTCCAGTAGGGCTTTGCTGCGCTTCTGGTTGTGATTGGGCTTTGTGATGTTCTTGGAGGGTCGGTGCATTGCCATTGTGGGTCCTCGGTTTTATGGCCCTGGGGCTCGTATAGTTCTATGCTGTGGCTCTTGACCATATAGCCACCTTACAGCGCCATCGTATACCAGCATTGGCTATTCAGAAGACATTTGTCTCCTTATAGGAGATTTTCCTTTACAGGAAATTTTCCTGTATGCTTGCTAGACTGGGAGGAGTTTTGGCTCCAAACCTGTTTTTCTAATATATTTCAGGACTAGTAGCCAATTCATTCGCTCAGGTTCCAAGGGTT